GTTTGGGTTACCACCAGCATAGAATTCTAATTTATATGTATTAGGTGCTTTTAAAAATATTGATGATGCTGTAGTTTTTACTGACATAGATTGTTTAAACATTCTAATTATATTTTTAACCATATTACTTTCTCCCCTATCTCTAGGAGCAAATCTATATGTAAATTGGAATGGTCTTAGTGCAGGAGCATCAAAGAGTAATTCCATATTTGGATTGACAACTGCACCTTCTGTCCTTGCAAGTACACCTGTGACTCCCGTTGCCTGTCCTACAAAAAATTGTGCGATTGCTTTTTGAGCGTCACTACCACTTAGACCAAGTTCTTGAGCCGCTTTTTTTGCTGCTTCTCCACCTGCTTCAAGACCTTGTGTTACTGCATCTAGACCTATGTTTGCAGCAGCAACTTGAAGAGGATTCATTGTTCCTTCTTTCCATCCCACTCTATTTGCATCACTTACTCCACCAGTAGGAACGGGAAGGGTAACACGACCTATTGTTTTACCTGAAGGTCTCTTACCTATTCCAAAAGATGTATTTTCCGCACCAAATTTTCTACCTTTAAATTCTAAGACAGAAATTTGGAGTCTATCTTGTTGTCCTTTTCTTAAGGTTACAGGATAGCAAAGATTCATGTTATATTTTTTTCTTCCTATAGCATCTGCACCTGCTGCTTTTGCCAGTCCTTGACTTGATGTTCTTGCAGCAGTTTCCTTAGTTATTCCTTGCTCTTCATCAAGATTCTTTGATAAGTCATCTGATTCTTGTTTGGTAAGTTTATCTTTATTGTTTACTCGTACACCATCTACACCAGTTTTTTCTTTTTCTAATATAGTTTCTGATTGATTTCTAACTAGTTTTTGTCCATCCTCTGAAGCAAAGAATTCTTTTTCTTTATCTGTTCCACTACGCCACCCATCATTTGGAACAAACTTTCCATCTTTATAATTTCCTATTCTCTTATCTACTCCCCATTCTTCATTATATACTTCAGTTTCTCCTGTCTCAGGATTAATTTGCAGGAAATATTTTTCCTTGGAACCAGGAGGACCAAGGAATCTGTTCTCTTCTCTATCGTTACCAACGTAACCGTTTTTAGCCGTCATCTACACAACTTTTTTATCTATTTAGGATATATTTTGCATAGGGCGTACCGATTAGGTCATCAAGTTCATCCCACTCCACAATATATAACTGCCCTGCAAGCTCATTCCAAGTATAGTTCCTTGTTTGTTGCCAATGATAGTTGATACCTTTGAATCCCCATCGTTCTAAATGAGTGCAAGCAATCAATGGGTGTTGATCATATTGAAGTTTAGGAGTCTTGGCATTATATACAAAGGTATAGAATTTTCCTATGTCTGGTATTGGTGTTACTGTATCTTTAAGTGCATCCATAATCATCAACATCATATCCTCTGGATCATTTGTTGAATCTAAATCATTTTTGATTGCTTCTATTCTATTTGATGATGGTATTGGATCAAATTCAGTATTTATTTTCCCTTGCTGCAATCGAGCTAAGTCTCTTTCTCTTCTTTGTTTGATTGTTTTTCTTGCCATTATTTGATACCTAATTCATCTTCGGTTACTATTTTAAATTCAATACGATTGTCCTTACAAAATTCACCTGCTGCTTTCCATTTAGCTTGGTTAACTGCATAGGTTGTACACTCATAAAGATATGATTTAGTTACTCTCTTCCTTGGTTTGGGTGGAAGAGTTTGTTTCTTTGGTTTCACTTCAACTACATATGTTTTAACTTTATTATTTTTTTCTTGTACTTTAATTAGAAAGTCTGGATAATAACGGTGTACTCTATTATCTTTTGGTGATACGTAGGGTATACTTACTTCTTCTGATGCCCAGTATATTATACTACTATTTTTATCACACCACTGACAAAATTTTCTTTCCCAACTACTACGACAGATAATATTGTTAGAATTACCCTTATATTTGCTAGGATGGAGGGGTTTAAACCTACTTTTAATACTTTCTGCCATTATCTTATATACATAATATATAAGGTCAAAAATTATTTATAAATGGCTATCCCACCAAGGTCTAGAACTCTCGCAGAAATTAAGGCTAAGTTACTAAATCCTGCCACTACTTCACATTTTCAAGTAAATATTGGTAAACCAACTGATGATGGTAGTTTTCAGAAGTTTCTGAGTGAGACTGGTGCTTTTAATGATCAAGATAGATTAAATTTATTGTGTTGTGAATCATCACTTCCTGGATCAAGTTTTGCAACTACTGAAGTTACTAATGATTTTAGTGGTGTAACTGAGAGACATGTTAATCGTAGAATATATGACCAAAGAACTGATTTTACTTTTTATACAGATGCTGAACAATATTTACCTATTAGATTTTTTGAAGCATGGATGAATTATATAACAAATGAGAGTGTATCTCAGGGAAGAACTGGAAGTGTGAAGGATCCAAACTTCTTTTATAGAATGAAGTTTCCTAATAGTTATAAGGGAAGTTTAGAAATTACTAAGTTTGAAAAGAATTTAGAAGAAAGGAAATCGGCTAAAGCACTTACTTATTCTTTTGTGAATGCTTTTCCTTTAGCTATTAATGCAACACCAGTAAGTTATGAATCATCTTCTTTATTGAAGTGTACAGTTTCATTCACTTATAGTAGATATTATATTGATTCTGGTGGAAAAGGTTTGGGTGGTTTTGGTAATCCATTACAACAAGCATTCCTTAATGGCCAATTACTATCTCCAGGTGGAATACCTTCTCTTATTTCGGGAGTAGCAGGTAATGCTATAGGTAATACACTAGGTAACCAACGTATTGGATCTCTGGCAGGAGGGTTCATCAGAAATCTCTTCTAAATAAAATACACTGAAATTTTTATAAAGATATTATGCCTTTACCAAAAATTGCTACGCCAACTTATCAACTTGAGTTGCCATCAACAGGAAAGACAATCACATATAGACCTTTCCTAGTTAAAGAAGAAAAATTACTTGTAATTGCTTTAGAGAGTGAAGATACAAAGCAAATTACAAATGCTATTAAAGCAGTTATTAAATCTTGTATTCTTACTAAGGGGATTAAGGTAGAAACTCTTCCTACTTTCGATATTGAATTTTTGTTTTTGAATATTAGAGGTAAGTCTGTAGGAGAAGATCTTGATGTGAATATCATTTGTCCTGATGATGAAGAGACACAAGTTTCTGTTAACATTAATCTAGATGATATTAAAGTTCAAAAGACTGAGGATCATACTAATCAAATTAAACTTGATGATAATATTATGATGGAGTTGAAGTATCCTTCACTTAATGAGTTCATTAAGAATAATTTTGATGCCAAAGATGGAAATCAAATGGAGCAGTCCTTTGATTTAATAGGATCATGTATTGATAAGATCTATACTGAGGATGAAGTATGGGTTGCTGAAGATTGTACTAAGAAGGAAGTGAATGAGTTTCTTGATTCAATGAATTCATCTCAATTCAAAGAGATTGAAACTTTCTTTGAGACAATGCCTAAATTATCTCATACTATTAAGGTAACAAATCCCAAGACAAAAGTTAAAAGTGACGTGGTACTGGAGGGTTTAGCGTCTTTTTTCGAATAGCCATGGTGCATATGAACCTGGAGAATTACTTCAGGTTGAATTTTGCTTTGATGCAGTACCATAAATATAGTTTAACAGAGATTGAAAACATGATGCCTTGGGAACGAGACATTTATGTTGGTCTTCTTCAGCAACATCTTGAGGAAGAACAATTAAAACAAAGACAGCAAAACACTAATGGCTGAAACTTCAACCATACCTACACCTAAAGTTACTAAGATTTCTGCATCTAAACTTCTTGGAAGAGATAGTTTAGAGAAGAGGGTGGAAGGTAATGCGAAGAAGATTACTTTATTAAAGAATATAATTAAGGCACGGAAGATAAATGTTGGTAAAAAGATTGCAGATTTATCAGAGTCAACTAGATCTGATAAGTTATCACCATTACAATCTACGGTGCAATCTATTGCAGAGAAAGTTAATTCTATTCAGCAGACATTATTAGATCAACAGGAATTTGATAAGAAGACTGGACGTAAAGAAGATATAGAAAAGAATCAACAGAGTAAGAAAAGTAGAGAAGGATTATTAGAATCAAAAGCCTTTAAAGGTTTTATGACATCAGCACAGAAAGTTCTTGCTCCTGTTAAGAGTCTGTTTGATCGGGTGCTGAAGTTTATAACAACTATTATTTTGGGAAGGGTTGTTTTTAGTATAGTAAAATGGTGGTCTAATCCTGCGAATGAAAAGAAAGTTCAGGGAATTCTTAAATTTATTGGTGATTATTGGCCTGCATTAACTGCTGGTTTTCTTTTATTTGGAACAGGATTGGGTTCATTAGTAGCGAATCTTACTAGGTTAATGTTGTGGGCAATACCCATGTTGATTAAATCTATTGCTGTTATGATGAAAAATCCTTGGATTGCTGCTGCAATATTGTCAGCGGGTGGGATCTATGGTATTGGTAAGATGTTGGGTAAGGGAGAAGAAACATCTAATGTATCAGAGGCAGTAACTACAGGAGTACAAGAGGGTGGTGCGAATCAGGTAGATGTTCAAGGAGCATTGCCTAAAGGGGTAGACACTGGTACAACAGGTGGTGGTAATATTGATACGATGAGACAAGGTGGGTTAACGGGTACCGATCCATTGGATATTAAGAGTAATGTTGGTGGAGTAAAATATAATGGAGGTGGTTTAGTATCTCCTCTTATTAAACCAAAGAAATATGTGGGTGGTGGTAAAGTAACTGGTCGTGGTGGTGTTGATAATGTTCCTGCAAGATTAACTGCAGGTGAGTTTGTAATGAGTAAAGGTGCAGTTAATAAGTGGGGTGCTGGTACACTTGCTGCTATGAATTCTATAGGTGGTGGAACTAATAGACCAACTTATGGTGGATATGAAGGTGGTGGAGTGGTTAATACTCCTGGATATGAGGGTGGTGGTGTGGTTAGTGGTGAAAGTCCTACTAAGACGAAGAATAATATGTTGCCATTAGTGTTGACAACTATGGCTTTTATTATGATGTCACAGAAGAACAAAAGGGCTGATGAAAGAATTCAAGAATCTGTACCCAATCAGACTGTTGATGGAACATCTATAACTCCTCCTTCTGATTCATCTAAGAACGAACCAAAAGTTATAGTGATACCACAGGAAGGTGGTGTGGATGGTGGTGAGACTGGACCTGCAATAAGTCCAATACCACCAATTAATGTTGGTAGAGGTGAGAAACATGTAAGAGAAGTATTGGGGTTAGTAATATAAGATGTGGGGATCCGTTTTAAAAACTTTTGCAAGAGGTTCGGTTAAAAAAGTAGCCGCTAAGAAACTATTGGGAAGAGGTAAAGATCAGAGAAGGCAGAGAGTGCAAGGAATAATGGAAGGAGAAGGTGGTATTGATAAGTCTCAAAATCCTAAGATTAGTTTCAGTAGTGGTATTGTTGCTCCAACTTCATCAATTGTTGAGAGTTCTGGTGGTGGAGTAGAAGGAACTTTAATGAGAATAAAGACTTCTACTGTTAATATTGATACTATTTTACGGGGGTCACTTAAATTAGATAAATTGAGAGAGAATAAGAAAAGAAAGGATGTTCAAAATCAAAAACGTGCCAATAGAGAAGGTAAGTTAGAAAAGGGTAAGACTGGAAAGACTGGAAAGGGTTTTAATATAATACCTAAGATGGGATTCTTAGACAAGACTAAGAATTTTATAATGAATATTATCTTTGGTTGGCTTGCTATTAAGATGCTAAAGTGGGCTCCGATGCTGGCAAAAATTCTTCCTGCCCTTGGGAAAGCAGCAGATACTCTTCTAAAGTGGGGAGGAAAATTTTTTGATGGTGTGGCATGGATGATAGGAAAAGGATATGAAGCAATTGGTTTATTCAGGCAGGGAGTAGGAAAAGTATTTGGTGATCAGGGAGTAAAAATATTTGATAAATTTGGTGATCTTTTTAAGAAGTTTGTTAATTATTCTTTGATTGCAGCGATGTTTGGTGCAAGAGCAGGGATGTTGGGTGGAAACATGGGGTTTGGTGCTGGTGGTATTTTTAGACGAGGATTGGGTAGAACATTACCTAGATTGGGTCTTAGATTATTTGGTAGGGCAGGTATGGCGAAAATAGTAGGAGCTGGGGGTGCTATAAAAGGTGGACTTGCATCTGCAGCATCAACTGTTGGTACGGTACTTACTGGAACAGCAGCTATTGCTACGGGAGCTGTTGCTGGTGCTGGTTTACTTTCTTCTGCTCTTGGTGAAGGTGCATATAAACTTAATCAATGGGGTGAAGGTAGGGAAGATTCATTTAAAGAGAAATTTCAAAAGTTAAAGTGGTTGGAGAATCCTATAAAGAAAGCTTGGTGGGGTGCAGCATCTCTTGTGATGCTTGTATTAAATCGTGTCTTTGGGTTCTTTGGTAATTTATTAGATATTATTGGAGCTCCTTTTAGATATCTTATAGAGGCACTTAGACATCCTTTCCTTGATGAGGCAGGTAAGAAAAAGCAAAGAGAAAATCTTGCTAAGTTTGATGCAAGAATTAGAGAAGGATTTAGAAAGACTTTTAATTTCTTAACTCTTGGATTGGCATTTAAGCAAGAAGGATCTTTTGGAAGTTTATATGGTGAAGAGGGTGCTGGTGCTCTTAATGCAAAAAGAACTGATCAAGGAGAAGGTTATAAGAATCAGTGGTGGGATTTTATGGATCTCTTTCCAAATAAGAAAAAGCATAAGGGTGGATTTATTCCTGTAACAGGACCATATATCTTAAAGAGGAAGGAGATTGTTATTGATCCTGATAGTGCTGGACCTGCAAAGGATATGCTGCTTGCAATTAACCAAGCAAATACCCGTACTGGTATAATAGAAGCAATTAAAGAGTATGCTCCTTATGAATCTGGAGGAGGTGCTTCCAACTTTATCATACCAATTACAGTACCATCTATGGGTAGTACTAAGTCAGACCAACCGATACCATCATTCTCTGCATCATCAGATGGTGATAGTGATCCTTATAGGGGATTATATCAGGGTGGACTGGTTGCTTAAATATAATAGGAGGAAATAACTATGCCGTTCATACAATCTAAAGCATCGGGAATGGGTGGAGAAGTCACATCTCAAGCTGCTGTACCATGTACTCCAATTAAGGTTGAAGTAAGTTCTAATAAGGATGAGTCAAGAACTGTAGATCTTCTTGGTGGATTTATTCGTTTAGAATATAGAGAAAGTATTTTATCTGATTCTGTTAAAGCAGTTTATGTATTCGCTGATGCTGGTGATGCTATTGATGGTAAGTCAACTTTAGAAGGGTTACCTTTAATAGGTACTGAAGATATTAAGTTAGAGTTTGAAGATAATAATGAGAATAAATTTAAGGTAGATTTAAATGTCAATAAGGTCACTCCTTTAATAGATGATGTACAAAAATCTATGGTTGCTTTGAGTTTAGTTTCGGAAGAATATATTCGCAATGAACAGGGTAGTGCTGGAGTTAAAATTAGATATGATGGAAAGATTTCGGATCATATTAAGAAGATACTAGAAGATAATTTAAAGACTGAAAAGGAATTAGATATTGAAGAGACTGCTAACAATTATAATTTCTTAGGTAATGGTAGGAAACCTTACTATATTATGAATTGGCTTTCTAAAGCATCTATTCCTCAAAAGGATGGGAAAGAGGGAGACAGTGCGGGATTTCTTTTTTATGAAACAGCAGAGGGATATCATTTTAAATCTATTGATACTTTATTTGCTCAAGAGAAGAAGAGATCATTCATTTATAACCAAACTCCTGACGGTGAGAAGGGAATTCCTGCTGGATATGATGGAAAAATACTGGAATATGGAACAGATAACCTTATAGATGCTCAACAAAAACTTAGAATGGGTGCATTTCAAACTAAGTTAATTGTATTTGATCCTTTTAATTGTTATTATGAAACCTTTGATCAGACAGCTAAAGAGACTGAAGAAGGGACTACTCTTGCAGGTAAAGAACTTCCTCAATTGAATGAAAAGAAATTTGAATTTAATGATAAAAAGAATGCTACTCGTACCACATATATGTTACTTGATACGGGAACATTACCTACTGGTGATACTGATGAGCAAATCAGTAAGAATGAATTGCAGAATTTTAAATCTAAAACTGTTATGAATCAGTCCATTCGTAGATATAACCAAATCTATACTGCGAGTGTCACTATTACTCTTGCTGCTGACTTTACTTTACATGCTGGTGATGCTATATTTGTAGACGCTCCTGAACTCAAAGCTGACGTTGATGATGAGGTAAATAAGGAGACAGGTGGACTATATATTATATCCGATTTATGCCACTACATTACTCCACAAGAATCTTATACTAAGGTTAATTTAGTCAGAGATTCTTTTGGCAGAAAGGGTAATCACACAAAAAGGTAATCTATTATGACCATTAAACATGATTTAGATCATGAAGTTTATATTGATCCAAAGGATCATAAGGAACATACTAATCATGGTATGCACGAATATTCAGAGGCAGACTTAAAGGATGTTCATGCTAATTATGAGGAGTATCATAAGGGTGATGAACCTGAAACAGGTATTAATGATTATCATACTAGGCACACAGATAAGACCCTAGAAGTCTACTGTGATAATCATCCAGATGCATTTGAGTGTAGAGTATATGACGAGTAACTAATGGAAGCAGGGACACTATTTAACTCAGGATTTCTGGGAAGTAAATTTTTATGGTGGGTCGGTCAGGTTATGTCCGATGCAGTTTGGCGTGAGAACCAGAATGAATGTAAGTTTTCAGGCCCTGAAGATGTTCCTGGTTGGGGTTATCGTTATAAGGTAAGGATACTTGGTATTCATGACCAAGATGAAGCAGATATCCCAAACGATCAACTCCCTTGGGCCCAGATAATGTATCCTGTTGTTGCAGGTAGTGGAACAGCAGGAGTGTTCATGACTTCTGGAATCCGACAAGGTAATTTTGTCTTTGGATTCTTTTTAGATGGTCAGGATCAACAAGTACCTGTGATCATGGGTATCTTGGGTAATAATGGTAAGACTGAAGTTCCTGATCTAAAACAACATATCTTTGCACCATCGTCAGGGTTTGCAGAGGCTCATGATGATCCAACTAAAAAAGTTGCTGATAATAATCTTGCTACAGAACAGAAGTCTCCACCTATAGTGAATGGTATAGACTGTGTGATGAATCAAGAGTCTATAAAAGATGTAAAGGAACAAGTTAATTTATTAAGGGAACACGCATTAGCATGTCCTAATCCACTAGCGAATACTGATATGAAAGGTATTCAGACTGCAGTTAAGGAACTTAGTAAGGATATAGCAGAGTTGCAAAGATCTAAATCAGATTTTGCAAGAGCAGCAGGTTTACCTATTGTCAAATATAAGAAAACAATTGATCAATTAATAGAAGGTCGTGCTGGTGAGATGTCGAAATATATGGGAGGAATAATGGGTAGAGTGCAGCAATATACTACTGATCAATATAGTACACAGTTACAACAGATGCTTAAGTTGGCTCCTGCTAGTTCGGGATTGGATTTACGTGTCCTTGAGGTTGCAGGATTGCAGGGTATTAGTGATACTTTTGAGGGTATCCTTGGTAAAATTCCTTCTTTATTATTGTCTGCATTGAAGAAAGCATTTAAGAAGAAAAAAAATAGTTCACCTCCTGCATCTCCTACTGCTCCTCAAGTTGATGAAGGACTTCCAAATACTGCAGAGATACCTCCTTTACCTGAAGAAGATTATTATACTCCTACACCTATGTGTTCTACGGAGGAAGTTGTTGGTGAAGTATTAGGTTCTACTCTTAATGAGATCTTACAGGGATTTGATGATGCAATATCTCCTCCTGTTGTTGGCGCAGAGAATGCTAGTAGTGCTGCTGGATCTTCTGGTGGTAAGAAAGGAGCAGGGAAATCACCTTTTGCTGCTCTAGCAGGTTTACTGCAGGGTGGTGGTCTTGGTGGTATATTAGGAGGACTTGGAGCACTTAAGGGAATGAACTTTGATCTTAATGCTGCTGTTGGTTTCATTGATAATGTAGGAGCAGTTTTTCCTAGTAAGTTTACACCACAATTCTCTCCTAATGATGCTTATACTTTAGCAAGTGGTGGAATGGAGGAAGCAAAGTCAAGTATGCAATCTATGGTTGAATCTGCGGTTAATAAGAAATTAAGTCTTGATTCATTGAAAGATCAGATTGGAGGTCTAGCCGGATCTTTAGGTAATGTTGGAGATATAGCAGGTAATCTTCAAGGTTTAGCATCAGGTGCATTACCAGGTAACCTACAGAACCTAGCATCAGGTGCTTTGCCAGGCAATCTTCAAAATTTAGCATCAGGTGCATTACCAGGTAACCTACAGAACCTAGCATCAGGTGGTTTATCTGATTTAGCATCAGGTGGTTTATCTGATTTAGCATCAGGGGGTTTATCTAATTTAGCATCAGGTGGTTTATCTAATGTTGAAAGTTTAAAAGGATCTTTAGGTGATGTTTCTAGTCTGAGTGGTATTGCAAAGGATTTACCTAAGTTTGATGTACCTTCAGTATCTTCTCTTACTAGTGACGGCACTACTATCACTACCACTACTCAAGGAAATGTTACTACTACCACTATTAATAGAGAAGAAAGAATAAGTTCACTAAAAGGCGAAAAATTTAGCGAAGATTCCCTTGAAAGCATAAGGAGTATGAGACTAGAGGCTGTAAGAAGATTTAATAATGCCAAAACTCGTTCACTAAGAGCACGAATGTCAAACCTGATTAATAGGTATAACGAGAAATTGGATTTACCTCGAATTTCCGTAGATGACATTTACAACTTTGACTATAAAGTACAAGAATAGAACAATGCCAATAGTACCTACCTCACCAGATCTTATTAAAGTATCATACATTAGCCCGATCAAAGGATTGGTTAAGGATGTATCAATTGCTGCTGCAAATTCATATGAAGAATTAAATCCAGGTACACTTTTTATTTTTGTTAATGGTGATGGGAAGGTAAAGTATTTGGATATAAATGGTGTTAATGATCTTACTATTACTGATCTAGGAAGAAAAGATCCTTGTAAAGTTGGACCTCAACCTTGTGGACCACCTACACTTCACTTCTTTGGTGGTGGAGGTATTGGAGCACAGGCTAATCCTGTTGTAGATAGTAGTGGTAATATAATTGCTGTTGATATTATCAATAATGGGTTTGGATATAGTTCTCCACCAAAAATACAAGTCATTGATCCTTGTCAGAAAGGAACTGGTGCTGTTCTTCAGAGTGAAATGCAAATAGATCCTACTACAGGAAAAACTAATGGAAGAGTGAGAAGAATATTAGTTTTAGATCCTGGGTTTGGGTATCTTCCTAAACCAGTAAGAGCACAGGTAGGTACTAGTTCTTCTCCACAATATCCTGTATTGATTAAACTTACTGATGTTATAGTTACTAATCCAGGAATAAATTATACATGTGGAGTAGATAAGTTGACAATTACTCCTAATAATGGTACAGTTTTATCATATAAATGTGATCCTTTTGGAAAGATAAAGTCTGTTCAAGTGGAGAAGGGTGGAAACTTTACTGAACTTCCACGTATAAGTATGCCAACAGAGCAGGGATTGAATGCAAGATTTGCTCCTGTGTTTGAAGTAATTCGTGATCCTTTTGTTCCAGAAGTTGCACCTCCTTCAGATGTAGTTCAAGTCTTTGATTTAGTGGGGGTAAATATTAATGGGTATGTTGGCGGCAAAGCCTATTATGGTAATGTTTATTTCTCAGACGGTATTAAGTATGCTGGAACATCATCTGCTGGTGGTAGTACTATCAAAGTTTATGATACAAGAAAAGAAAGTATATCAAGGAGTAACTAATGTCTAAACCACCTTCAGGAGCAAAATATAATTTTTGGGGATTCGCTGTTGGAGCAATGAATTCTCTGATGAAGATCGGTGGTCTGAGTCCGAGAGGAGATGTCACTTCTAGTTGGAGTGTTACTGGACTAGATGGACGACATTATATTACGATGGATGAGGACGGTCAACGTACAGGTTGGACTACTATAAACGCTCCTGGTGCCATTCAGATCAATGCTGGTGAGGATATAACAAATATACCTAGCATGGTTGAGAATCGTTCGGGATCATTCTTACTGGCAAATCCTGAAGAAGCAGAGTATGTAGAGAATGATAAGGTTGAAGATAATGCTATCTTTTTTCAGGCACAGAATGGAGATATTGTTATTAAGGCAGGGAATGGAAAGATTCGTATGGAAGCAGACTCTATTGAGATGGTCTGTAATGGTACTAAACCTAAAGGGGAAGGACATTTTTGGCTTACTGCAAATAATGATATTGAAATTAAAGCAACTGATATTCTTGTAGAGTCTAAATCAACTCTAAAATTAGTATCATCAGGAGTTGCTGGATTGAAAGGTAAACCAATTGAAATTATAGGATCTCTTATAACTGGAGTATCTAAAGCAACTAATCCTGATGTAAGGATAGGAGAAACACACGAAGTATTGGGAGGAGACTACTAATGGCATTTCAAATGGATGAAGTGTGGATCTATCATGGTCAACACGTAGTATCTCAAAAGGGAATTGTTGCAGAAGCATTAGGAACTGCTGAAAAGAAAATAGATTGGTCTGCTTATCTTCAAGGACCAGTACAGATAGGAGATGCTGGTACTTATGGTGATGTAAATGCAACCTTGATGATTGGTAGAGATACTAATATACAGAATGCTCAATTTATAGCAGATGTATCAGAAGATAATCCTGCTGGTATTAATACCAGAGAGAATCCAAATTTCAAATATAATAAACCATCTAGATCCTTATGGGTTGTGGGTGATATCATGACTCAAGGTGATGGAGCAAATGATGCTCATGTGGAGATTCGTGGTACAGAAAGTGAGAATGCTTTAGTTGTAGAAGGGAATCAGACTATTAATAATGGTAATTTACATACTAGTAATTTGGTAGCTAATACCTTTCAAGGACTTGTAGGAACAGGTGGAGCATTTAGTGGTAGTACAATTAATGTTCAAGGTTGGAAAGGATTTGATATAGAACACCCATCTAAAGAGGGGCATAGATTACGACATATTTGTTTAGAAGGCCCTGAAGGTGCAGTTTATTATCGTGGAAGAGTAAGGAAAAATGTAATTCCACTTCCTCTTTATTGGAAAGATTTAGTTGATCCAACAACAATTACTGTAAGTTTAACTCCAATAGGAGCTCATCAGGATGTTATTGTAAAGAGGTGGGATGCTGAGAATATATACCTTCAAGCACAGGGTGCATTACCTATTAATTGTTTCTTTCATGTATTTGGTGAGAGAATTGATGGTGAGAGATTAATTCCAGAGTATGAAGGGGATTCTCCTGAAGATTATCCAGGAGATAATACACAATATTCAATTGCAGGATACCATTATGATAGGAGGACACTATGACAAAATGGATTAATCAGATAGATGATACAGTTGGTGATGGTGCAACTACTGTTGCTGATATGAAAACCAATGGTCCTACGTATGGGGTTGGACTTAGCACAAATTTTGAAGTTTGTAACATCAATTCATCTGGAATTTCTACATTCACTGGCAATGTAACTATTGGTTCTACTGGTGGAGTAAGTGGATCTGGTAGAGAATATGAAGGAGGAATTGGTTTTGGTACTGTTGGGGATAGTGGTTGGAGTCACGCAAAGTTTCAACTTCCTCAATATGCTGGTATTGCTAGTGCTCCACTGGAAGCTGGATCTTTATTCTATAATACATCCACTGGAGATATTTGTTATTACAATGAAGCTGCCAGTCGATTTGAAAAGATTACATCTACTGCTGCCTAACTAATTTGACAAAACTCTGAGTATCTGGTATAATTGTGTGAGTATGATAACTGCTTGGATGGACGAAGAGTATTTAATGAAATGCGTGGTTGATCCACTCAAGAAAACAATTTACCTGTATTCCAATGAAGGGGATACTAAGGAGGTAGTGTGTGATAATACAGAACAGTTTATGAATGTGTTGGGTGTGATACGTGCTACGTGTCCAGAAGGTAGGTTAGTGTACACAGATCCAATAGCCTCAGGGAAAACCGACTTTTAATTCCAAAAAAGTCGGGAAAAAAAGTCCGCCAATTTTTTGCCCTATTACTTTTTTATAAATATCTAAAAGGTAATTTTCGGTTAGATAGAATGGGTATTCGCATAGATGGTGCTTCAGACCAAATATCTGCATCTGATGGTAGTCTTACCATTGAAGGACAATCTGTTAATACTACTGGTATATTGACCGCATCGGGTGGTATCAAAGTTGGTACTGCTGCAACTATTCATTCTACGGGTCAATTTAACATAGGGGTTGCTGCTACAATATTTGCTAATGGTAATGCAACTTATTCTGGTATTGTAACTGCAGCGAGTTATATTGGAGATGGTAGTGCATTAACAGGTATTGCGGGAACAGAAATAACAAATAGTGATTTTGCAGTTGGTGTTTCTACCTTCTTTGCTGATTATAGTACTGGTAGAGCTGGCATCGGAACTATCGTACCAGCAGGATTATTACATGTTAAAGCAGGTCCATCTGGATCAACTTATTCAGCAAATGCTGCAGACACATTAATTTTAGAAAGGAATGCTGCTTGTGTAGTAGATATTAGAAGTACAGCAACTACTGAAGGTGGATTTGTTTTTTCAGATCAGAATGCAAGAGCAGTAGGAAGGATTCTTTATAATCATACTAACGATAGTATAAACTTTACTACAGACTCTGCAGAAAGACTCACCATTCGAGGTGATGGTAGAGTTTCTATAGCAAGTTCATTAGCAGTAGCAGGTGTTTGTACTGCTACTTCTTTTAGTGGAGATGGATCGGGATTAACTGGTGTTAGTGCTGGAGAATTTTTTGGAAATTCAGTTGGTGTAAGTACATCAAAGAATGTAGGTATTCATACAATTAATGTTAATACTGAAAAAATTGTAGGTGCAGCAAATTCATTTGTTGGACTTTATCTGGGTGATGGGTTCATTGGGTTCCCTACTTCGTTAAATAGAGATGGTGGTTATTTTATAGCAACTACTGTTAATGCATTTAATGCAGGACCAGTGAGTTTAGGGTCAACCATGACTCTACATGGTACTTGGACAATCGTTTAAGGAGGAATTATGGGACAACTTAATGTAGCAAAAGTAGTAACAACAAGTGATCTTGAAGTTGGTGGAACATTAGATGTTGCTGGAAACACTACTCTTAGTGCAGACGTTTTAGCAAATTCTGATTATGGATCAGCAACTCAGATTTATGGTGTAAGAGCATGGTTGAATTATGATCATATTACTGACACTATTAATGGAAGTGCTGGTGTCTCATCAATCGCTGATACTAGTGCTGGTAGATTTACAATAACTTGGGCATTTACTTGGCCTAATGATAACTATACAGTATTACTAACTTCTGGTGGTAGTGGTGGTGCTTATGGAGATGATAGTTGCGGAACAATAGGTGCTGCTGATAATGGTACGACTACTCTTCCCACTAGGTGGAAAAGTTTTACTGCTGGTACTAGTATAGATTCTGACAATGCTAATGTCATAGCAATAGGATAGGAGGTTTACTAACAATGGCTACTAGAATTATTTGGGAAAATTCAGATGGAACTACAACTGTTTTGAACCCTGTTCTTACTTGTATAAATCCTGCTACAGGTAACTATTTTACTATTGATGAAATTGCAACGAAGGATGTTCCTGCAGGTATAACAACTTATTCGATTGTTGACAATTCCATTCTTCCATCTAATCGTAATTTTCGAAATGCATGGAAAGTAACAGGAGTTGGTAGTACATCTGCTACTGTTGGTGAGGATATTACTGCTGCAAGAGAAGTACATAAAACAAATATTCGTAATGCAAGAACACCTAAACTTGCTGCACTTGATGTTGAATTTCAAAAAGCACAAGAGACAAGTGCTGGTATAACCACAATTGTCGCTAAGAAACAAGCATTGAGAGATGCACCTGCTGCTACTGGAATTGCTACTGCTGCCAATACAACCGAATTGAAAGCACAGTGGGATACTTCTATTTTAGGAACCAGTCCTTACTCCTAAATAACATTACTGAAAGATAACCATGGCATCAAAACTCCGAGTCGATCACATTGAACCAGTTAATGGTATTCCCACTGGTGGGGGTGGTGGTATTATTCAGATAGTAAGAGCACAAAGCACTACTGCTAACCAAACTCCAGGATCATCTGATGAAACTTCTTATACAGATGTAACACCAACTTGTACTATTACACCAACATCAACATCAAGTAAAATTCTTATAGTAGGAAGTACGGGATGTACTCTTGGAGCTAACAATCATATAGCAATTGCATTAACAAGGACTTCGACAATAATAAGAAAGTGGTATTATTATTGTGATGAGGCTTACTCAGCATTGCATTTTGGAGGTTGGCATCTTGATAGTCCTGCTACAACTTCAGCGACTACTTACAAATATTCAATATCTTCACAAGGTACTAATACTCAATTTATGTGGAATTATCAAGGACCATCTGCAACGGATGCTCTTAGACAAGCAGAAATGTATTTAATAGAGGTATCAGGATAATGACATTAAAAACAGACAAAATTTTTCCAAAGAATGGATTAGTTGGTGATGGTGGTGGTATTATTCAAATAAAACAATCAATTCTAACTGCTACTGCCACTACTACTACAAGTGGAAGTTGGACTGATGTGGGTTTAAGTTGTGCAATAACACCACAATCAGCATCAAATAAAATATTTTGTATGGTTAGTCTTGGATCTATTAGTGCTGATGCTGGAACATCCACTGGTTTTAGATTAGTAAGAGGAAGCACTGATATAGGAATGCCAGATTCAACTGCTCTTCAATCTGGTTTTACTAACATTTATGATGCAGACCAACAGATATTGGCAAGTGCTAATTTTAATTATCTAGATTCTCCAGCAACAACATCTGCTACTACATATAAGATCACATGGAGAAATAGTGGTAATACCACTTGGCTTAATAGGTATATTGGTAGTTCTACTGATTATAATGGATCTTCTACTTTGATTCTTATGGAGGTATCAGCATAAACTTCTCCTTTCTGGATTTGATAAATAATCCATAACGGATACATATAGCTTCGGAACAATAACATGGGTTTATCCAGACTAGAAAATTTTCTTAAGAATGTGCGAGGTAATATCCTGTACGTGAGTCCAAATGATTTGGATGCGACGGATAGTATTGACAATAAAGGAAATTCATTAACCCGTCCTTTTAAGACCATTCAAAGGGCTCTTGTTGAGGCATCAAGGTTTTCATATCAGCAAGGTTTAGATAATGACCGTTTTGGTAAGACTACAATCTTGCTATATCCTGGTGAGCATGTAGTAGATAATAGGCCTGGTTGGATTCCGATTCAGAATTTAGAAGCAGATACATTTAGATTAAGAGATGGTACAAATAGTACAGATTTTAGTGCATGGGATTTAACAACAACATTTGATTTAAATAATGCAGATAATGCACTTTACAAACTTAATAGTATTCATGGTGGTGTAATTATTCCTCGTGGTACTTCACTTGTAGGTTTAGATTTAAGAAAGACAAAGATAAGACCGAAATATGTTCCAAATCCAACAAATGATAATATTGAAAGATCATCACTTTTCCGTGTAACTGGTGAGTGTTATTTTTGGCAATTCTCTATATTTGATGCAGATCCTAATGGACTTTGCTATGTTGATTATACAACGAATACATTTGTTCCTAATTTCTCACACCACAAACTTACTACATTTGAATATGCTGATGGTGTCAACAATGTAGATATTAAGGATACTTATCAGACTTATGGTACTGATCGTACTGATCTACAGATGTACTATGAGAAAGTAGGTCTTGTATATGGAACTGCTAGTGGTCGTGCAATTTCTCCAGATTATCCATCATCTGCAATTGATATTCAACCAAAAGTTGATGAATATCGTATTGTGGGTTCTACAGGTAAATCTGTTGGTATTTCAAGTATTAAGGCAGGTAATGGAACAATAACTAGTGACACTATTACTGTTACAACTACAGAAGCTGTTGCTGGACTTGATGTAGATACTCCTATTGTTATTGAAGGTATTACTGCTGATGGTTATATTGGTAAGTATGTTGTTAGTGAGAAAGTAAATAGTACTCAATTTAAGTATGAGGTACAAGATCAACCCGTAGATCCTTTACCTACAATTACAAGTGCAACAGTAGCATTAAGTTCTGATACTGTAACATCTTCTTCTCCATATATCTTTAACTGTTCATTGAGATCAGTTTATGGTATGAATGGTCTTTTTGCTGATGGTAATAAGGCAACTGGATTTAAATCTATGGTTGTTGCCCAGTTTACTGGTATTGGTTTACAGAAAGATGATAAAGCATTCTTATTATATAATTCAACAACTGGTGTATATGATGACAGTACTGTTCCTGGAAATGATAATTTAAGTACTAATTCAAGAGCAATATTTAAACCAGCATATGTAAACACTCATATTAAGTGTACTAATAATGCTGTTATTCAGGCTGTTTCTATCTTTGCGATTGGATATGCTGAACATTTTCTGGTAGAAACTGGTGGTGATATGTCAATCACCAACTCTAACTCCAACTTTGGATCAAAATCTTTAATTTCTTCTGGATTTAGACCTGATGCATTCTCTCAAGATGATAAGGGATATATTACTCATATTATTCCACCTAAGCAACTTCCTATTACTGAGAATGCAATTGAATTTAATGCAGTTGATATTGCTAAAACTGTTGGTGTAGCATCAACAGGACATTTATTTCTTTATGATCAGACTAACTTTGATGCTCCTCCAGAAAACGTATTGGAAGGATATAGAGTTGGTGCAAAAGAGTTAGATACTCTTAGTGTCTTAGTTCCAGCTGATTCTGGAATTTCTTCTGAATATAGTTCTCGTATTGTGATGCCAGATTCTCAGTCTAGTTCTGAGAAGAAATTTGTTGTAGATAGAAGTTCTGCAGGTATTAATAGTATCACAAGTAATATTGTTACATTAACTGAGGCTCATACCTTTGCTAATGCAGAATCCGTTCGTATTTTAAGTGATAATGGTAGATTACCTGATGGATTGAAGTCAAATACTGTTTATTATGTAATTACTAATGATAATGCTAGTTCGGGATTAACTTCTACTACCGATATTAAATTTGCAAAAACTGAGACAGATGCTAAAAATGCTTCTGGATTAACAATTAATAATCTTGGTGGAACTCTTGATGTTGTAAGTAGAGTATCTGATAAGAATTCTGGTGAAATAGGACACCCAGTTCAGTGGGATACTAATCAGTCTCAGTGGTATATTAAGGTATCTACTGCTTCAACTGATAATGCAGTTTACAATAATGTTGTTGTTGGTTTAGGTACTACTGCATTAGGAACTGCAACTCCAAGGTCATATATTAAGAGAAAATCTGATAATAGATCTGCAAATGATACATCTTATAGGTTAAGATATGTAATTCCTTCATCTAATGGTGGAGCAGTTGCAAGACCTCCTACAGATGGATTTATTATTCAAGAATCCAATACTTCTATTGGATCCACTAATGCTGAAATTCAGACGTATTTTGGATCAGGTTCTTTAAGTCATGAGAATGAGCAAAGAAACTTTAGGTTTATTGCAAATGCTAATTGGTCTTCTAATGTAGCAAATATTCTTACAGAACTTCCTCATGATCTTTCTGTAGATTCTAGAGTACAACTTGTTAATATTACTAGTGGAGTTAATACAACTGGTGTAGGTAACTCTGGATACAATGGTACTTATTATGTAACTGGTATTACAAGTGCAAGAGAATTTACTGTTGGTATAAACACCAGTCCTGGTGCATTTACTAATGATACTCTTACAAGAACTACTGCACTTCCTTACTTTAAGAGAAAGAATTATAAGACAACCTACTTTATTCAAGATGCAGAAGAGCTTCAACAGTATGTTCAAGGTGAACAGGATGGTATTTACTATCTAACTACATTAAACTCAACAAACAAACCATCAGTAGATCCATTTACTTCTGAAAAGTTTGCACAGAATGTTCAAAATTTATTCCCACAAACTGATCGTGATACTCCTGTTTCTGATGCAGATCCTGCAATTTCATATGCGGTTTCTCAACCAATTGGCCAAGTTATTGTAGATAATGTTAAAAGGAGTGTTACAAAGGAAACAGTTAATAAACTTATTGATGACGTTGATGTTGGTGTTGGTTTAACTGATGTTATTACTGCTGTTGGTGGAACAACACATAGATTTAATACTAGTTTGGATCATGGATTTAATCGTATTACCAAAGTAAGTATTGCAAGTAGTGGTACTGGTTATGGTACGGGGGTTGATGCTGATTATTATAATGCTAAATTGGTTTCTATAGGTGCTTCAACTACTGGTGCAAATGCTACAGCGAAAGTTGGGGTAGATGCTACTGGTGGTATTGTTAGTGTTCTAATAATGGATGGTGGTAGTGCCTATGGTATAGGTAATACTCTAAATGTTGTTGGTATTGCTACTACAGGAACTCATGCAGAGGCAGTTGTAACAGTTGATAAGATCTATGATAACGTTGGCGATATTGTTAGAATTGCTGGTGTAACTTCTGCAACATATAATCAATATAATACAGTTTATAGGATTCGGGGTGTTGAAGTGGGAGGATCGAAGAGCTTTACTGCTGTTTGTGATCCTGCTGTTACTGGTGTAACAACCGCAGGTATAGGAACTGTACCTTTAGATACTGCTTCTGTATATCTAACTGGTAGAGGAATTCAAGTAAGTAATATTTCATATAATACTACAAGTGGACTTGCAACTGTTACTTCAATTAATAATCATGGATTAAAAGCGAATGCTAAGGTTAGAGTTTCTACTGGTATTGGTGGTACTCTTGGTGCATGGGATGACAGTTTTGTTGTTAAGCAGAATGTAAGTCAGACTAAGTTTATATTGAATATTGGTGTTGGTAAGACATCGGCACATGTAGCAGCTGCATCTTCAATGTTTGCTCTTCGTGAGGGTATTACATCTAATGATGGTATTCCAACACTAGAAGATGAGAGTTTGAATGGTAGAATGGTACCAACATATGCTGGTATTACAACCACTCTATCCTCTAATATTTCTGATGCTGTTACAACTAATGTAAGTCTAACTGATATTGCTAATATTGGTATACAGATTGGTGATTATCTGTCTATAGATAATGAGATTGTTCGAGTTAAAGCAACTCCATCCAATCCAGCAGCAAACCCATTAACAGTATTCCGTGCAGTTTTAGGAACAAGAGCAACTACTCATAGTAGTGGAGCTGTTGTTAGAAGGATTAAACCATATCCTATTGAATTAAGAAGACACTCTATCAACAGAGCATCTGGACATACATGGGAATATGTTGGGTATGGGCCTGGTAACTACTCAACAGCACTTCCAGATAAGCAAAATCGTGATATATCTGACGTAGAGGAAGTATTAGCACAAACTACTAGGAAAGATGGTGGAGTTAACTACTTCACAGGTATGAATGATAAGGGTATATACTACGCTGGTAATAAGAAAGTAAGTACTGTTAGTGGAAAAGAGGAAATCTTTGACACTCCTGTTAGAACAGTAACAGGTGAAGATATTTCTAATAAGTCTTCAATTAACTTAATTAATGCAACTGAAGGTACATTTACACAATCTATTCGTGTAGATGGTGGTGATGAAGGTAAAGCAATCTCAGAATTTACTGGACCTGTTGTCTTTACTAATAAGGTAACTTCAACTGCTGCTAGAGGTTTTGAAGCAAATTCACTCTTTATTCAGGGTGATGCTACTGTTTCTAGAAAATATACAGTAGGTATTGCTACTCCAACTAATGCAGGAACTCCTGGTGATGTAATTTATGATGAGACTCCAACTCAAGGAGAATATCTTGGTTGGGTTTATACAACAAATAGTGATTGGAAGAGATTTGGTCCTATTAGTTTAGGAAAGACTGATAATACTTACGTCTTTGATAAGTTAGGAATCAGTATTGGTGCAGGTGCTACTGCAGGTACTCTTGATGGTTCTGTTTTACGTATTGGTGCAGGAACTACATTAGTTGCTGTTAATGCTGGTATTATTACTGCTACTGGTGGACTTCATGTTGGTACAGCAGCGACTATTTACAGAAATGGTAATGCAACATTCTCAGGAATTGTAACAGCATCAAGTTTCGTTGGAGATGGTTCAAATCTATCTGCATTAAATGTATCAGCTGCTGGTTGGTCACAAGTTCAAGAGGCTTATGCAGGTGCTGGTAACACTGGTGTTTATGCATATGCATCTGGTGATGTAGATACTGCAAGAGTTGGTATTGGTACTTCGGTTCCTCACTTTAATCTTGATTTGGGTGATACAACTGCTGGTGCTGCAAGAACTGCTCTTTATGTTAGAACCAGAGCAGAATTTAAGGATCAACTTACTGCTGTTAATGTAAATGTAAGTACTGCACTAACAGCAACTAATAGTTATCATTTACATGATACATCAGGTCAGATTTATGCAGGTATTATAACTTCAACTAATATAGTTGTTGGAAGTAGTGGAACTGCTATTCAAACAAGTAGTTCTTCATTCATTGGTTTCGGAACTGCGACACCAAGGTCTAAGGTTGATATTGATGGTAGATTAAGAGTTAAGTCTCTTCATGAAAATGTTGAGGAACTTGATATATCATCGGGTAATGTCAATGTTGATTTGGCTCATGGTCAATCCTTTAACTTGAATATTGATGCAGCAGTAACTGGATTTACTATTTTAAATCCTCCTGCAGACGCAACCGCATTCACAATTAAGATTACTCAAGGATCAACTGCTTATTCCGTTGGCATAGATACCTTTACTAATAATTCAACTGGAGCAGGATCAACAGTATTCTGGCCAGGTGCAGTTGTTCCAATAGTTACTCAAACTGCCAATAAGACAGATGTTTATTCATTCAAGACTTTTGACTCTTGTGCAAGTCTGTTTGGTATAGTTGGTGGTCAAAACTTTGCTTAAGGATTAAAAAATGAGTAATAAGATTTGGGACGAAAAGACAACTGATTTTCCTCTTAATGGACCTGATATGTCCATTACGACTGATACTACAAGATCAGTTACTAATGTTGCTCCCAATGGACAAACTGGTGGTAGTGAATCTACTTCAGTATCTTTTACTGGAGTAGCGACTTGTACTTTTGATAGCGGAGCTGCCACTGATGGTAGAATTGTATATCAATGGTATGAAAATGGAGTTGGCCCAGTAGGAGTATCTACAAGATGGTCTGGTGAATCTACTGATACTTTAACTATAAATTATGCTCTTAGTCCAGAAGATAACGGTAAGCAATATTATTTTCAAGCAAGTTATGTTCCTGGTGCAGTAGATGGTGATACTTATAGTGGTAGTTCAGGGGAACCTCTTAGTGAACCTGTATCATCTACTCCTGCAACATTAAATGTTCTTCCAGAATTGTTTATAGCATCTGGTATTACATCATCAACAGTTTCGGTTGATACTAATACAACATTTAGTTGTCTGGGTGGTATAAATGCGGATAAAATTTCTTCATATGATACGTCTCAAGAAAATGATATAACTTATCAATGGTATGTGGATGGTTCATCAGTTAGCAATGGAACAAGACAAACAACTATATCTGCAAATACTTATACAAATACTTATGGGATAGGTAATCATAGTATAACTTTACCCGATGATGCTACTAATGTAAGTATTACTGTTACTGGTGCAGCAGGTGGATCTGCTGGTGGTGATGCTGGTGGAGATGGTGGTGGTGCTGGTGAAGGAAGAACAGGAAAATTCTCTATAGCAGATGGAGCAAGAGTATTAACAATTAATGTTGGTAGTCGGGGTGGTAATGGAGGGCATCATAGCGGAAATGCTCCTGGTGGAAGTGCTGGTGATGGTGATGTAAGTGGTGGTGATGGTGGAAGAGGTGGTAATTCAGGTCAACGTGGAGCATCAGGTGCTGGTGGTGGTGGTGGTGCTGGTGTATATGTTTATGATAGTGTAAGTGCTGGATATATTATCGCTGCTGGTGGTGGCGGAGGAGGAGGAGGTGGAGCTCATAATTGTGGTACTGGTGAAGAAGGTGGTAATGGAGAAGGTTGGCAATCTGTTTCTGGATCATTAACTGGATTTAATAATGGTGCTAATGGAACTGATTTGGGAGGTGGTGATGGTGCTGGAGGCGGTGGCGGCGGTGGCGGCTATCGTGGAGGTAGTGGCGGTGGATCTCAAGGAGACTGCGGTGGTGGAGGTGGTGGTGGTAGAAGATGTTTTACCCCAGATACATTAGTTTTAATGCAAGGTTATTTTGACAAGGAAAATAATAAGTATCAATATGAGGAGAAACCAATATCTGAAGTAAAAGTAGGCGAATATGTAGTTAATAAAGATAAGAAAGAAGTAAATAGGGTTACTTTTATTGAAAAACATGAACCTAATCTTTTACCTGATGAAGAAAAATTATATTCTCCTAGTCCAGAAGTTAAACCTTTTGCTACAGAGAATCATGGATTGTATATTGATGGAAAATGGGTAGCAGTGGATACAGATTGTTTTCCTTGGTTTGATCATTTTAATATTCAACCAGTTCAAAATCCTATTTCTGAACCACTTGGTGATAATATGGTAATGTATAATGTATGGTTAACTGGTGATGGTACTTATATTGTAAACGGATATGGAACTCATTGTGGTTTGTATGATGGTGGTTGGATGAGACAGTGTTGGGAACAAGGACTTCTTAAACATGAAGAAGTTATGAATTTTTTATATGAATATGGTGGGGAAAAACAGCATTTAAAATACGGTGCTTATTTGACTAGTAAGATTATAGGGAAATTTAATAATAAATTGTTAAATAGATTTGGAGTTTATATGATATGTGCAGATGATTCTACTATTCGTAAAAAAATAGCAGAAGGTACGATGCAAGTTTTACAAATAATTCCGTTGTTTGTAAATAAATCAAGAAGATTTTGGAGGAGGTTTAAGTAATGGCTGGTCGTGGAACTGGAGGACAAAGTGCCTTTAATAGTCAAGTAGCTAGTCTTACTGGCAATGATACTACTGGTGGGGTCAATCCTCAAGTTGTTGTTCAGTATACATCTGCTACTCAGGGTGGAGGTGCAACTCAAACAATAAACACTGTTATTTCTGGTGCAACTAGTAGTACTATGACTATTAGAGCAGATAAAGTTACTACTCAAGAAATTAAATGTAAGATATCTCATCCAACTGCGGCATTGAATAAAGCAGATGCTGATGGGTCTACAACAGTTTCAGGTGGAACTTTAAGTGGAGGATTGGTTACTAAAACTGCAGATTTTGAGACTATTAGTGCTATTAATAAGTCAAGATCTATGGTAGATTGGGAAGTAGTAGATGATATAACAAATAGTCGTTCTGGATTTAGTCAGAATCTTTTCCTTGGTGATATTGCAATGCAAGGAGATGATAATAATCCTTATAGGGCTTTTATTCTTTCTCCTCCAGAAGAAAATATTGCAGTGAAAGTAACAATGGGAGGAGGAAAAGGAAAGGGATATAATGGAAGAAGTGGTGGACAAGGTGGTACAACGGTTTTTACTTATACACTTCAGAAAGATGTTGAATATGTATTTAAATTTGGTAGTGAATCTTCAGCTCCTCCTGATGCTCTAGGTGGTGGTGGAGCAGCTGCATATTTTTATGAAAAGGGTAGACTTTTAGTTGTTTGTGGTGCAGGTGGTGGTTCTGGTTGGTCTGGTGGAAATGGTGGTGCAGGTGGCGGTGCATCCGTTTCTGGTGCTAATGGTGGAGGATCATCTGGGGGATCTGGTGGTCAGGATATTTCTGATGGTCAACTTCCTTCTGCTGGAATTATTCCTACGGGTACAAATGGTGGTAAAATAGAGTCTTGTACTACTGGGGTGTATTGGGCTAATCAGGGTAAAGCACCTTGTGAAGGTTTGGGAGGAAATGATAGATTTAGAACCTATGATGGTACTTTAGTATCCAGTAGTATGAACATTCAAAGGGGTTATAAAGCAGACAATAATCCTAGAAATGGATTTAGATGTAATGGGGGTAATAGTTTTACTGTTGAAAATGGAAGTTATGTAGGTGGTGGTGGAGCAGGTGCATATGGTGGAAATGCTACTACTTCTGGTAATTCAGGTGGTGGTGGAGGAAGTGGATATACGAATGGAAGTGTTGCAATTCAAAGTACTCAACAGGGCGGTAATCCTTCAGAAACGGCATATGCTATAGTTGAATTAGTATAACATGCCCATTATGATAAATAGTAAAAAATAGGGGGAGAGTGAACCCGAATGGCAATTAATAAGAATTTTGTCATAAAGAATGGTGTTGAGGTTAATAGTAGCCTCATCGTAGGTGATTCGACACTGAACAAAGTTGGTATAGCAACAACGGTACCAGGATATACCCTTCATGTGGGTATGGACAATGGACGAGGTGGTATTGGTGCTACAGACCTTACTGTAACGGGAATTACAACTCTGGGTGTAGGTGCTAGTGCTTCTGGTGCTTTACAAGTAACAGGTATATCTACGTTTGATGGACTTATAGATGCGAATGGGGGAATATCTGCTAGAACTGCTGCAGTACAGGATTTAACTGCTCAAAGAGTTGTACTTGCAGGAACTGGAGGAGAATTAGAAGATAGTGGAGATTTAACGTTTGATGGTGATAAACTCTCTGTTGGTATTGCTACGATCTGGGATTCTACTGGTAATGTAGCTATTGCTGGTATTTTAACAGTTGGTGGATCCTCCATTACAATGGGTGGTACATCTATAGTTGATAGTGATTTCCAACTTAAGAATATTGATTCTCTTGATGCAACAACTATTGCAACTATTGAGACTGCTATTAAGGCAGGTCCAAATATATTTGATGACCTTGAGATAACTGGTCTGTCAACTTTTGTTGGGTTCTCAACATTTGAGAGTGGATTCAGAGTTTCAGGTGTTGGTACCTTTGAGAATGATGTAGATTTCTATAAGACAACTGGATTTTCAACTGCAGGAAAATGGGATGCATCTGAGAATGCATTAACTTTCGATGATGGTGCAGCAGTTCGAGTCGGTACTGGTTCAGACCTGGCCATATATCATGATTCAATTAATTCTAGAATCATAAATCGTACAGGTGCTTTAAGTATTCAAGCGGATGATCTTGATATACAAGATGTAACTAGTAATCATGCTCTGATCAGAGCTAATGTTAGTAGCTCTGTACAATTATTCTATGACGGAACAAAAACTGTTGAAACCAGCCCTCAAGGTATTATTGTTAGTGGAGTAACGACAAGTAATAGATTAAATATTAGTGGAGTATCTACATTAACGTCTGTTGGTAGTAATTTAATACCTGATGCAGATGGTACTAGAAATATTGGTGCTGCTACCAGTGAGTGGGGTGACCTATTCATAGATGGAACAGCAAATATTGATACTCTTGCTGCTGATACTGCTGCAATTGCTGATTTAACCTCTGGTAGAGTTGTACTGGCTGGTACGTCTGGAGAATTAACAGATGGTACATTACTTACCTATGCAGGTATTGGTTTTGGTGTAACAGGTAACATTAGAGCAACTGGTGTTTCTACCTTTGTTGGAGTTGTTACCACGGGTGGAGATTTATATGTTGGTGGAGA